AAACGGGATTTTCCTTCGTTCGGTGGCGCTATCCTTATCGACGATCCGCACAAGGCCGATGAAGCCACGTCAAACACGGTCCGCCGGCACGTGATCGACTGGTTCAAGAATACGCTGGAAAGCCGGGTCAACAGCCCGGAGACGCCGATCGTGCTGGTGATGCAAAGGCTGCATGAGGAGGATCTGGCGGGCTGGCTGCTGGACGGTGGCAATGGCGAGGCCTGGGATCATCTGTGCATCCCGGCGATCGGCGAGAATGGAACGGCTTTGTGGCCGGCGACGCATTCGCTGGAGGCGCTGCAGCGGATGGAGCAGGCCAAGCCTTATGAATTTGCCGGCCAATATATGCAGCGGCCGGCACCTTTGGGCGGCGGCATCTTCAAGACCGGGTGGTGGCGTTATTATCCCGCGGCCGCGCTGCCGCAGGTGCGGCGTGTGGTGCAAAGCTGGGATACGGCGTTCAAGACGAAGGCCGAGAATGACTATTCGGTGTGCACGACCTGGGCCGAGGGCGTGGAGGGCAATTATTATGCGATCGATCGCTGGAAGGCGAAGGTCGAATATCCCGAACTGAAACGCATGGCGATATCGCTGGCGGCAAAACACAAGCCGCACGCGATCCTCGTCGAGGATAAGGCTTCAGGCCAGTCGCTGGTTCAAGAGCTGCGGCGCGAAAGCACTGGCCTGTCGATCGTTCCGATCCGGGTGGACAGCGACAAGGTCGCACGCGCCTTTGCGGTGACCCCCGTGATCGAGAGCGGCCGCGTGTTCCTGCCCGAAGGCGCGGAATGGATTGCGGATTATGTCGTGACGATGGGGACCTTCCCGAACGGCGCGCATGACGACGATGTGGATTCGACGACGCAGGCGCTGGCCTATCTGACGCGGGGCGGCGGGGCGACGGGGTTTCTGGATTTCATGCGGGGCGAGGCGGAGGGGTTAGTACCTCAATAGGGGCCGATTCTAATTAAAACCTCGCAATTGACTCATGCCTCAGGTGTGGTGCACGGAGCAATTATGGACCGCGTACATCAGGCTGCACCTATCATTGCTGCGGTTGTTGAATTTCGGTTTGACGACGACCTTCCCAATCCATTGATCCAACGGATAGCTGCGAAGGTAGCAAAAGGCTACGCCGAGCGTACGAACCTGCGTACGAGTCAGATCGAGGTTAATCCCGCGCTGCAGGTTGCTAACTTCCTCCCGCCTATCGATATGGTAAAACTTTCGAGCAAAGATCAGACGGAAGTATTTTCTGTCGGTGCTCAGGCTTGTTCTATTGAACAATTATCCCCATATCCAGGTTGGTCTTTGTTTTTTGCGAGATTGGCGCGGGATTGGAATTTGATCGATAAACTTCTTAGGAAGAGGAAAATTACGCGCATCGGCGTCCGGTATATTAATCGTATCGATTTACCGCTCTCCGTTGGACGTGATTACCCCGGCGAGTATTTGAATATATCGATTGGAATTCCACAACAGCTTGCGAATAGTACTCATGTCGCATTGAATTATCAAGCGGAGTATGGGCCGCGTCCGTTTAAGATTATCTTAAATACGGGTTTTGCGGATAGCCCAATTCCGAAAATGCATTCGATTGTTTTGGATATCGATGTGATTTCGGAAAAAAATGTTCCACAATCTACTGAAGAAATATTTGCAATGCTGGGTGAAATACGGCAGATAAAAAATGAGATATTCGAGGAAAGCATAACAGAGTATGCCCGTCGGAAATTCGCCGGTGATTGATTTTCAAACTCCTTTTTTGAGCGATCTATCCAGGCTGCGCGGACCTTCGCCAGCAGTGGGTACGACGCACCTTGCGGAAGTCTCAACGCGTCCGGGAACTCACAAAATCACTACTCAGGTCGGTCAACCAGTTTATAGCGTCACTTTTGCATCCGAAGGCAACAACACTGAGTTGAGTTTGTTCCAGGCACTTGTGGATGCGAAAATTCTGACATCGAAAGTGGCGATGGTCATCGATAACGGTTGGCGAAACAGTTTTTTTGTAAAGCTGGACAAGATGCATGATTTGGAATCATGGGACGTTGATGACAAACCGCTCGCCAAAGATTCAGTGTACACTTTTTTGCGAGCCTATTTGACCTGGAAACCTCGACGTAATCCTGCGTTGGGCCTGTCAGTTCGTGGAAACCTTCTTGCGGCGTGGCGAGATGAGCGGGCGAGATTTACTGTAGAGATGTTGCCTGCCGATAAAGTATCATATGTGCTTGTTGCCCCGAACAGCGATTTGGAAGGAAACGGCGAAAGCTTTGATGATAAATCGTCCGGCACCACAAAGATCAGCAGTATGCAACGCATCTTGAATCCATACCCTTTGGCGAGCTGGTTTGAGTTCTCTGAAAAATAACGACCCTCTGCCCGATAGCGACCATGTTATGCGACGGGTTGCGTATAACCGGCAGGAGCGTGATCCCGACACTGATGCCTTTGTAGGCATTTTCCCTGACGCCTTTGCATTGAGATCGGTCGACAAGGGCTCTTTGTCAGTTACTTGGCTCGAATACTTTGGTGGTAATTATTCTTCGAATGTGTCCGCATCGATCGCAGTTATTGGGCGATGTATGAAGGGCAGCCAAAAAAACGCGGTGTTCGCGATCGGCAACATTGGAGAAATTAGAAAGGCTGGTCGTGCACGAGGATATTCCGTCCGAGTGATTTATGATCCCTCTGCGTGTAATTTTGCGCATTCGGCTATACGACAAATTGCCCCAGAAGACTTGGAAATGCTCGATGAGCTTGCCTCAGACATCTTTCGGGATATCCGAAGCGTCGCCGGAAAAAAGCTGTAACCGCAAATCCATCTTCCTTGATTCACAAAGGGTTCGGCGAGTGCTGTCGCTTCATCGAAACTCTTGAGAAGAAATTTTCTCAGCGGCGTTCTCGCCGAGATGCGGGAAATTCAGAAATTCCATAAGAGGAGGCCCGAATGGCAGAGGACCTTCGTTCGCCCAGCCTGATCGCGCGGATTTCCCGCGCCATTGAAGTTGTGCGCGGCGCTGACGGCGCCTGGTTCGGACCATCGCAACCACTCGCGCCCCTCGCGGACAAGCCGGCGGACGAGACTGCCGGACGGCAGTTCGATTATCCCTTCGCCTGGAACCAGCAGACGCGCAAACGCGGCGGGGCGCCGGTGACGTTCGAGCAGATGCGGGCGCTGGCGGATGGCTATGATCTGCTGCGGATCGTGCTGGAGACGCGCAAGGATCAGATCGCCAAGCTGAAATGGCATGTCGCGCCGCTGGATGAAACTGCACCGGCGGGCGACCGGGCGAAGGCGCTGACCGAGTTTTTCGCGGCGCCGGATCGCGAGCATGATTTCGCGACCTGGGTGCGGATGCTGGTGGAGGAGATGTATGTCACCGATGCCGCCTGCATCTATCCGCGGCGGACGCGGGGCGGGGATGTGTGGTCGCTCGATCTGGTCGATGGATCGACGATCAACCGGCTGCTCGACGGCACGGGGCGCACGCCGATGCCGCCGGATCCGGCTTATCAGCAGATTTTGCAGGGGATGCCGGCGATCAACTATAGCGCCGAGGAACTGATCTACCGCCCGCGTAATCTGCGGGTTTGGAAAGCCTATGGCTATAGCGTCGTCGAGCAGATCATCACCACGGTGAACATCGCGCTCAGGCGGCAGGTCAATCACTTGTCCTTCTATACCAACGGCAACACGCCTTCGCTGTTGTTCAATGTGCCCGAGGCGTGGAGTCCGGACCAGATCCGGCAGATGCAGAGCTGGTGGGACGAACTGACGGCGCGCGGGCGCGATTATGGGGCGCGGTTCATTCCGGGCGGGGTGAAGCCTTATGACACCAAGGATCAGGTGTTGAAGGACGATTTCGACGAATGGCTGGCGCGGATCATATGCTTTGCCTTCTCGATCGAGCCGACGCCGTTCGTGAAACAGACCAACCGCGCGACCGCCGAGACGGCGCGGCAGCAATCGCTGGAGGAAGGCGTGGCGCCGATCCAGCTGTGGCTGAAATCGCTGGTGGACCAGTGTTTGCGGGCGATGGGCGCGGGCAATCATCAGTTCGTCTGGGATGAAGAGAAATCGATCGATCCGCTGGTGCAGGCGCAGATTGCGCAGACCTATGTCGGGGCGGGGATTTTGAGCGTCGATGAAGCGCGGGCGGAGATTGGGCGGGGGGCTGTCTCTTCTTCTTAACCCCTCCTTTTCAAGGGAGGGAAGGGGTGGGTGCGAGCGTAGCGAGCCCCCGAACTAACCACGAGCACACCGTAAATTGCGTCCTCAGCGGCATCGAGCCGCTTCGGGCGCCACCCACCCCTTTGTCCCCTCCCTTGAAAGGGAGGGGATAAGAAGAAAGGCACTCCATGATGAAGATATTTGCTCCGTTCCGGAAGGTGGAGGCGCAGGATGATGGGACGATTATCGTCGCCGGGATCGCGTCGACGGAGGCGGTCGATGCCGATGGGGAGATCATCAAGGCGTCGGCGATAGCGGCGGCGCTGCCGGATTTCATGCGGCATGGGACAGGAGCGCTGCGCGAGATGCATCAGCTGAGCGCGGCGGGGACGGTGGTGCGCGCCGAAGTCGAGGACGGCGAGACGATGATCGAGGCGCATGTCGTCGATCCGGTCGCGGTGAAGAAGGTTCAGACCGGGGTCTATAAGGGCTTTTCGGTGGGCGGGAAGGTGACGGGCCGTGACGGCACGATGAAGAAGACGATCACCGCGGTGAAGCTGATCGAGATCAGCCTGGTCGACCGGCCGAACAATCCCGATGCGGTACTGACGTTCTGGAAGGCGGAAGCGACGCCGATGTGGCAGGTCGAGCGGCTGGCGCGAATATTGGCGGATCTGAGCTGCCTGCAGCAGGATGCGGCGTGGAGTACGGAGGCGGATGATGCCTGCGCGGTGCCGCCCGAGTTGAAGGCGGCGATCGCCAATCTGGCGGATCTGCTTGGAACGATGGTCGGTGGCGAGCCGGTGGTCGATATGCCGGACGACGATCTTGCGGCGGCGGCCGAGGTTATGGACCTGGCGAAGATCGAAGGGCTGATCGCCCGGGCTTTGGCGCCGCTCGCGGATCAGAATGCGCTGCTGAAGGCGGAGATCGCGGCGATGAAGGCGGAGCCCGCGCCGGCCAAGGCCGTGTTGCGGGTGATCGGCAAGGCGGAGGATGCCGGACAGCCAATCGATGATGGGTTCGAGCCGGTGCGGTATCCGGACGGATCGATCAATGAGGCGGCGACCGAGATGAAGAAGGTTCATGCTGCGGGGCCGGTGCGGCGCGGCTGACCCTTCTTCGTCATCCTCGCGGATGCGGGGATCCATAACCTCCGAACCGAAAGAGCCTTGAGCCCTTTGAGAATATGGATTCCCGCCTTCAGCCTTTGGCTGAAGTTTATCCTGAGCGCCTGCCTTGCAGGCAGTCGAAGGGCGGGAATGACGGGTTTTTACGATGCAACTGGCCGCCCCGGCGGCTTTTCCCACAGCCGCGCGGTCTCCACCGGCGGCTATTTTCTTGCCAGGAGACGGCGATGTCCACCACCGACGATACGATAAATCTCATCAAGGGCGCGCAGATGAATCCCGACGATCTGATCAAATCCTTCGTGCAGCCTTCGACGGCGACCACGGGGCTGCAGGCCTATAATCTGGAAGGCCCTTCGAAGAAGCTGTTCCCGGTGCTGACGCCGCTGCGCAACCGGATCGGTCGGGTGAATGGCGGCTTCGCGACGCAGGCGAACTGGAAGGCGATCACCAACGTCAATGTCGGCAATATCCGTGCCGGCGTGTCCGAAGGCCGGCGCGGCGGGGTGATCAATCACAGCCAGTCCGAATATTTCGCGGCGTTCCGGGCCTTCGGCCTGGAGAACAACGTCACCTTCGAAGCCGGCTATGCCGCCAAGGGCTATGATGATGTGAAGGCGCTGGCGGTGCAGTCCACCTTGCAGGCGACGATGATCCAGGAGGAAAGGCTGATCCTGGGCGGCAATACGTCGCTGGCGCTGGGCACGACGCCGACGCCGACGGTCACGCCGTCGAACAGCGGCGGGACGCTGACGGCGGCGACCTGGTCGGTGATCTGCGTGGCGCTGGGGCTGCAGGCCTATGGCGATGTCGTGGGCATCAACAATGGCGGCATCGGACAGACGCTCGATCCGACGACGGCGATCGTGCCGGGTGTGCTGACGCGCAGCAATGCCGATGGCACGACGGAGACGTTCGGCGGCGGCTCCGCGCAGAAATCGGCCAATGCCACGGGAGCGACGACGGGCAGCAGCGGTTCGCTGACGGCCAGCGTGACGCCGGTGCGCGGGGCAGTGGGCTATGCCTGGTATGTCGGTACGGCGGGTGCGGAGAAACTGGTGGCGGTGACGTCGATCCCCAGCGTCGCGATCACGGCGCCGGCCGCATCGGGTGCGCAGACGGCGGCGTCGCTGGCGGCGTCGGACAACAGCACCTCCATGCTGGATTTCGACGGGCTGCTGACGATGGCGTTCAACCCCGCGCTCAACGCCTATTTTTACCAGATGCCGGCGGGGACCCCGGGCGTGGGCACGGGCCTGACCAGTGACGGCGCGGGCGGCATCGCCGAGTTCGAGATGGCGTTCGCCAGCTTCTACAATCGCTATCGCCTGTCGCCGTCGGTGATATTCGTATCCGCACAGGAATTGTCCAACATCACCCACAAGATCGTTGCCAATAGCGGTGCGCCGCTGCTGCGGTTGAATGCCGATGCGGCCAATCCGGGGGTGATCCAGGGAAGCATGAAACTCGGCAGTTATGTGAACAAGGTGACGGGTGACGAGGTGGCGGTGGTCGTGCATCCGAACATGCCCGCGGGTACAATATTCTTCTGGACGGATAGTCTGCCTTATGATGCATCCGGCGTCGGCCAGGTCGCGCGGATGCTGATGCGGCAGGATTATTACCAGCTTGAATGGCCGTTGAAGACGCGGCGGTATGAATATGGCGTCTATGCGGACGGTGTCCTGCAGCATTACGCGCCGTTCTCCATGGGCGTGATCACCGGCATCGCGAACGCTTGACCGTCATCGGGTTATGCCGGGCTGCAAATGGCGGTCTTCTGCGCTTCCGGTGCTCACGTGCATTCAGCACGCTGTGCTCCGGGTCTTGAAGGCCACCATTTTCGCCACGGCCTGACGCCAATGACGGCCAAGCTTTCTTTCTCTGTCCTCCCCCGACTGGCCCTGCCGTCGTTGCGGCGGTGGGGCCGTTTTTTCGAATGGAGGTTTTAATGGCGAAATATGTTGCGCCGGATCATGTGACGTCGGTGTTCCTGTCCTGTGGCGAATATGCGGTGGTGGATGGGGTTGCCGAGCTGCCGGATGATCTGAGCTATGGTGATGCCATCGGGCTTGCGGCCAATGGGTTTGTGGAATCCGATAACCGCGTGAGCATGGAACTCCCGAAACGTGTCTCGACGAAGCCTGTCCCGAGCGACGCCGCAGGCGGTGTCGAGGGGCTCGACATGAACGGCAAGGGGAGTGTCATGAGTGCGAGCGGTGAGGACGCCTGATCATGGCGGACCTGACGACGCTGGCGGGCGTCAAAGGCTATGTCGGGATAAGCGGCACCGCCGATGATGCGCTGATCGGGCAGCTGATCACCGCTTATTCGGGCGCGGTGCAGGGCATGCTCAACCGCTGCATCATTTCCAGCCCGATCGAGATCTGGCGCGATGGGCGCGGCGGGCAGGTGATGACGCTGCCGGATCATCCGGTGACGGAAATCTTCCTGCTGGAGATAGATGGAAAACCGATCCCCGCGCAGGCCGGTTTCGGGCAGGCGGGATATCGCTTTACCGATAGGAAGATCATCCTGGAGGGCTATTGCTTCACGGCGGGTAACGGCAATGTCCATGTCGATTTCACCGCCGGTTACGATGTGGTGCCGCCTGATATCCAGCAGGCGGTGAACGAGCTGGTGGCGCTGCGATATAAGGAGCGTGATCGGATCGGGCATCGATCGAAATCACTGGCGGGCGAGACGGTGTCGTTCATCACCGCGGCAATGCCGGACAGCGTGAGGGCGGTGCTGGCGCCTTATGCGCAGATGGTGCCGGCATGATCAGCGCCGCGATCGTCGGCGATGCCGATGTTGCGCAACATCTCGATGGCTTTGCCGCGCGGCTGCAAGCCGAATTGCGCGGCGGGCTGGGGCAGCTCGCCGAACGGCTGCGGCAGGATATCGTCGCCTCGAAATTGTCGGGCCAGGTGCTGCAGGCGCGCAGTGGCAGGCTGCAGCGATCGATCGCGGTATCGGCGGTGGCGGGCGAGGGCGATGTGCTGTCCGTCAGCGTGCGCGCGGATGCGCCTTATGCTGCGCTCCATGAATATGGTTTTCGCGGCGGCGAGACGATCCGTGCGCATGTCCGCCGGATCACGCAGGCGATCGACGTGCGATCCTATGGCGGCGCGGTGACCTATCCCGAACGATCCTTCCTGCGATCGGCGCTGCGCGAACTGGAAGCCTCGGGCACTTTGCGAACCGAGGTGCAGGCGGCGATCGGAAGGGCGAGCGCATGAACCGCGAGGATATTTATGCTGCGTTGTTCGCACAAATTGCTGCGGCGCCGGGGCTGGTCACGGCTTCACGGCGGCTGCGGCATTGGTCGGACGTGGCATCGTCCGATCTGCCCGCGTTGTTTCTGGCACAGGGCAAGCAGATGGTCGGCCCGCCCGCCGCGATCGGCCTGCCGACGCGGTGGATACTGGAGGCAACGGTCTATCTGTACGTCGGGACGCAGGGCGCGGTGGCGCCGGGGACGGGGCTGAATCCGATCGTCGATGCGATCACGGGGATGTTCGATCCGAACGGTGCCGCGATACCGCAGACGTTGGGCGGCCTTGTCGAATGGGCGCGGATCGAGGGCACGATCGAGACCAGCGAGGGCATGCTCGGCGATGTCGAGGTGTGCATGGTGCCGGTGCGGATGCTGGCGGTCTGATATTCTCCAACGTCGCTCCAGCGGAGGCTGGAGCCCATGTCTCTCGCCTCCCAGGTGCCGTTTGTAACGAGAGACATGGACCCCAGCCTTCGCTGAAGTGACGGTCTTAGGGGCAATGGTGCACGCAACGTATCTCGACTGCGCTCGATACGAACGGCGTGGGGCGGCCCACTCACTCTCAACAAACAGTCACAACCTGACCCGTCATTCACGGGCCTATATCACGGAGAATATCATGCAGCATGGGTTTGGAAGCGGCTGTGTCTGGGGCACGGCGAGTTATGATGGTTATGGCAATGCGATCGCCAATCCGACGCCGGTTTTGCTCGGCGTGCTGCAGGATGCGGCGATCGATATCGGCTATGACGTGAAGATGCTGAGCGGGCAGGCGCAGTTTCCGGTCGCGGCCGGGCGCGGCAAGGGCAAGATCACCGGCAAGGCCAAGTTCGGGCAGTTCAACGGCCTCGCGATCAACTCCTTGTTCTTCGGACAGACGATGACGGGCGGCATATTGTCCGACGTCAACGATACGGCCGGCGTCGCCATCCCGGGCACCCCGTTCACGGTGACGCCGACGGCGCCAGGCAGTGGTACGTGGGGCGTCGATCTGGGTGTGCGTGATAGCAGCGGCATTCCGATGACGCGCGTGGCGAGCGGGCCGACGACCGGGCAATATTCGGTGAGCGCGGGCGTCTATACGTTCGCGAGCGCCGATACGGGCAAGACGATGTTTATTTCGTACCAATATACGGCAACATCGACGGTGGCGAAGACATCGACGGTGATGAACCTGGCGATGGGCAATGCGCCCACTTTCCGCTGCGATTTCTTCAACAGTTTCGGCGGCAAGGGCATCACATTGTCGCTGTTCGCCTGCATCAGCAACAAGCTGAACCTGGCGACCAAGGCGGACGATTTCCTGATCCCCGAATTCGATTTCGAGGCCTATGCCGATCCGGCCGGGCGTGTGCTCCAATGGGGGACGGCGGAATAATGGCGCGGATCACGATCGGCGGGCGCGAACATGATGTCGCGCCCTACAAATTG